CCCACTCCAGCCCGAACCCGTTGGCCAGGGCCTGCACCTTGAACGTCAGCGAGCCGTCCTCGCCGCGGGTGCCGTCGTAGTTGATCTGCTTGGCGACCAGGCTGGCGGCTTCCCCGCCGAGGGTGGTGCCGCGGAAGTAGCTCACGATCCGGTCGGTGGTCGGCAGCCCCTTCAGCGCGGCGTGCTCCTGGAGGGCGGAGGGGTTGAAGAAGCTGGTGAACTCTAGGCCGCCGTCGCGCAGGCCGCCCAGGCGCTCCATGGCGCTCTTGTCGATCGCGGTCACGCCGAGCGCCGCCGGCCCGCCGCCGATGGTGTCGATGGCGCCCACGTCGCCGGACAGGTCGAACCCGTCGACGTAGCAGTTGTCCCCGAGGCCCGTACTCTTAGGCACCCTTAGCAGCCCCTTTCTAGACAGTCTCGGGGACCAGCTATACTTTGCGTATGGCCAGATGCGTCCCGGGCTGCACCTGCAAGCGGCACCAGAAGATCGGCACGGCCTGCCCGCCTGGGTGTGCGTGCGCCCGCCATGCCGTGACCGACCAGCACCGCAGGCGGATAAGCGAGGCAAAGCGCGGCCGGCCGCTGTCCGCTGAGCACCGCGCAGCCCTGGCCTGCCTGCCGGGCTGCACATGCGCCAAGCACGAGCTGCGCAACGCCGGGCAGTTTCAGAAGGGCGGCGCCGGGTTCACCGGCAGGCACACCGAGGCCACGAAACAATTGCTGAGCGAGATGGCCACCACGCACGGCATGACCGGAACGCCCACGCACGTGACGTTCTGGTCGATGTGGAGCCGCTGCACCTCGCCGGGCAACGCGAGCTGGCCCCGCTACGGCGGCCGCGGCATCGCCGTCTGCGACCGCTGGCGGTCTTTCGAGAACTTCCTGGCCGACATGGGACCACGTCCGAGTCTTGACCACTCGCTTGATCGCATCGATGGCGATGGCAACTACGAGCCGGGCAACTGCCGCTGGGCGACCCGCGAGGAGCAGAACGCCAACCGTCGCGACCCCGGAGGATGGGACACCCGGAGGCGACGTCAGTAGCGCCATCGCCTACACCTCTGCCTGGATGGGGGTGAGCTGGTCGCCGAGCGCCCGGCGGTGCTGGTGGGTCACCACATGGGAGACGCCTGCGCGGGGGTCGCGGGCCAGCCGGCGGTGCACGTCGGTGGCCAGCGCGACCCACTCCGGCGGCAGCGTCTGGTACTCGTCGTCATGGACGCTCACCCGGGCGCGGGACGCGCTGACTGACGGCTGGTGGTGCGCATAGGCGGCCATCGACCGGTACCAGCGGACCACCGTCCCATCCAGCACGGTCGGGGTGGCCACCACCACGGGTTGCTCAGCCATCGCTGTCTCCTACGGGGCCTGCGCCCACAGGTCGGACACGATCAGGGGGAGGGTGATCACCACGACGCGGTACAGCTTGCGGTCCTGCTCGAGGTAGCCGGCGTCGGCCTGCAGCGGGTCGCCGTGGGCGCCGAGCAGGTCGACGTTACGGACCAGCCCGCCGAGGTCGAAGTCGCTGGAGTAGGCCGCCATCAGCGCGTCGACCGCCGTCATGATGTTGGTGTCGATGGCGTCCTGGGGCTCCTGCAGCATATTCAGGTACACCCGGACGCTGAGCTCCAGCCGGGCGCTGGTGGCGGCCAGCCCGGAGGCGGCAGCGACCGGGCGGAGGTTCTGCACCCAGATCGCCGCCGAGACGCCGTTGCCGGGTGCCGCCTTCGGCTCGTGCTTGTTGACCCGGTCGAAGTGACCCAGCGCCAGCGCGTGGCTCTCGACCGCGGCGAGGATCGCGGTGGCGCCGAGGGTCATCAGCGGCCTCCGCCGAGGTCGGCGACTGCCCGGTCCAGCAACCCCTGCACGAGCTCACCGCACCGCTTGCGCAGCCGCCCGCGGGTCAGCTTGAACATGCGGTAGCCGGGGAACCTGGTTGACTGGTTCCGCGACGAAACCCCTTCCAACCAGGGCCCATACAGCACCTCCGGGTAGTCGGTGATGATGGTCCGTCCCTTGGCGAAGTCCCGGACGACGATCGCGCCGGCGGTCGCCCCGGTGGGATGGCGGGGCTTGCTGGTGGCGCGCTTGCGGAGCTCGTCGCGGCCGGCCTCGGCGACCAGCTTGGTGGCGTCGTCGAAGAACTGCTGGAGGATCGCCGGGCCGCGGCCTTCCATGAGCGGCCCCGCGACGGTCACGTACGCGGTGATCCTGGTGGCCACCGGCTACACCGCCCTGGACCTGGCCTGGCGGCCGTAGCGGGCCACGGCGTCGCGGCGCAGGTCGAACAGGCCCCGGCCGGTGCCCTCCCGGGCGGTCTCGCCCTCCCCGATCACCCGGGCGTACCCGGCGGTCTCCTGCTGGAGCTGGTTGATCGTCTCGGCGACGGCGAGGTCGCGGATCAGCGGCGGCACGCGGTGGCGGAAGATGTCGGCGCCCGAGGAGTGGGCGGCGATGGTGGTGCCGAGCTCACCGCGGTCAAGCTCCACCCCGGTCAGCGTGTACACATCCGCGCCGGCCGAGTGCGCGGCGAGCACGGTGCCATCCCAGGCGCGTTTCACGGTCAGGTTGTTGCCGGTCTTGTCGACGATCAGCATCCGCTCCGAGTCGATCGCCAGGACCTCCTCGACCGCGAACGCGGCGCCGCCCGAGACCGGCACGGTCACGTCGCTGGAGGAGGCCTGAAGGCCGGCACCGCCGAGGTTCTGGGTGGAGTCCACCATCGTCTTGGCGGTGACGATCATCCGCTCCGAGTCGATCCGCAGGATGGCGCCCACGCCGATCCGCGCGGTCGTCCACGTCGCCGACCCGGTCGCGCCCTCCGTGGCGCCCAGGGTCGCGGTGAGGTCGCCGACCTGGTCCTCGTCGGCCGAGTAGCCGAACAGGCCGGTGACGGCGACGGCGCGCTGGTGGGTGGCGCCCGGGGCGAACGCCGAGCTCGACGCCAGGTCGACCTCGATGCGGGTGTAGGGCGGCCCGTCGTTGGCGGGCTCCAGGAAGTAGTCGTTCGAGGGGATAGTCACGCCGCCGGCGACCAGCGAGCTGACGCTGATCAGCTCATCCTGGTCGAGCCACAGCCGCCACGGCCGCGCGTACTGGTGGTTCGGCCAGTCGAAGTAGCGGGTGGCGAGCTGGGGGTAGAAGCGGCGCTTCAACAGGCCGTGGATGGCGTCGGTGGCCGCCTCGATGGCCCGGTCGACCTGCGCGCTGTTCCTCGCGACCTCTGCGACGTCCAGGGCAGCCATGACCATCTCGCGGGTGCAGTAGGCCACCGTCGCCATCAGGCGCCCACCTTCAGGCATAGCCAGCAGGAGCAGCTCGAGCCGTGGTTCGGCCTGAGATTCATGAGGTTCCCCGGATGGTCCCGCATCTGCTCCTTGCGGGTCGCCCAGCGGCAGTTGCCCGGCTCGTAGTTGCCGTCCGGGTCCTTCCGGTCGAGCGTCATGCCCTCCGGCCGCTCGCCCATGTCGGCGAGGAAGTTCGGGAACGATTGCCAGCGGTCACAGACGGTGATGCCGCGGCCGCCGTAGCGGTAGTACATGGGCACGCTCGGATAACGACACCGGGCGTGCATGTTCTGCCACGAGTAGTAGGTGGGTGTCCTCTGTGGGACGCCGAGCCTCGATGAATGCCCGTGGACCCGGGCGTTCGAGCCCTTCTCCATCCTGTGCCCTTGCTTTCTTGGCCGTCTGCCCGGAGGCAGAGGGACGGGAGCCGTATGCAGTGGCTTAGCTGATACTACCTTCGAGCGCGACCGGTTGCGTCGTGATCGCCCCGACCTCGTCTGGTTCTGGCGTTGTCTGCCCTGCCACCGAATCGGTGTCGTGGGTGACGGCCCCGCTGTGCTGGTCGTACTGGGAGCTGAAGACGTTGGGTGTCGGTGCCTCGACGAACGGCCATGGCGGCGAGAACCGCCGACCGCGGCGGGCAGGTATGGCTGGCGGCCGGCGACGGGCGGCCAGCTGCGGCGGGAGGAACTCCGCCGGGACGGCTGGCGCGGCCGTGATCCAGGGCGGTTCGCAGAACCGCCGCCGGCGCAGCGACGGCGGCCGGCGTGGGCGGCTCCGCAGGAACGCCGGTGTCCACGGCGCCGGCAACCACGGAGGGTCGAACCGCTGGCCGCGGCGCGTGACCGCCGGGCGTGGGCGCGGCGGCGACAGGAAGCTCGGCATCCATTCCGCTGCCGGTGCCGCTGGTGTGATCCAGGGCGGGTCGAACCGGCGGCCGCGCCGCGGGAGAGCCGCGGTGCGCCGCGGCGCCCGCAGGAACTCTGGCGGCCACTCCGATGGTGCTGGCGCCACGGCGGTCGGCCACGGCGGCTCGAACCACTGGCCGCGACGAGCCGGCTCGCCGCGCCGGCGCCTGGCGTGGACGAACTCCGCTGGCCGCTCGGGTGGCGCAGGCGGCGCGACATCCGGCCAGGGCGGCTCCCAGCGGCGCCCGCGCCGGTCGGCGGCGAGGTGGTGGCGCTTGGCGCGGCTGAACTCCGCCGGCCGCTCCGTGGGCGCGGCCGGGGCAGCGGCCGGCCAGGGCGGATCCCACCGCCGCGCCCGCGCCCATGGGATCCGGATGGCGCGGGTCGGCGACCGGAACTCCGCCGGCCGCTCGGGTGGCGGCGGCTCGACACCGGCGCTGAAGGGCGGATCCCAGCGGCGCCCGCGCTTGTAGGTCGCGCCGCGCCAGCGGCGCCATCCCATTTACCCGCCTACTCCTCGACCCGCCTACTCCTCGACCCGCCTACTCCTCGAACTCGAACGACAGGTCGTAGACGTGCGAGGCCGGCAACGCGCCACCGCGGTTCACGAACGCGAAGCCGTCGGTGACCACGTTGTCGATCCAGAATTCCTCCAGGAACTCCGCGGGGATGTCGACGCCGCTCTTGGTGTTGAACGGGATTCCCAGCAGGTCGGTGGCTTCGGCGCCGATGGTCGGGGGGGTGGCCCAGGCGGTCGCGTACCGCAGGCTCGCAGCCGGGTCCCGCACGTCGAGCTTGCCGATGGTGCCAGCGGTGATGGTGGTCCCATCGGCGGTTGTCCGGGCGAGACCGACTTTGGTCTGGTAGTCGGTGACCGCGGTGGCGGCGGTGGTGTGCCGCACGCCGAGGATGACGCGCCGCAGCTTTCCGGTCCCGGTGGTGACGCCCATGAGCCAGCCGAAGGCGGTGTCATCGGCCAGGGCGGCGCTCGACGAGTGATGCCCTGTGTATCTACTCATGCCCTTCCTTACCCCTTTCTGCTACCAGCGGCCCATGTACGGGCTATTGAACGAAGGGGTCTTCGGCAGCGACTCGAAGACGAGGTCCTGGAGCAACTCGACCGCGATGCCGCCCATCGCCAGCGTGGTGGAGTTCTGAATGCCGGAGGCGGTCCCCTCGAAGAAGTCCAGGCGCCACTGCGTCTCCAGCGTCTGGCTGGGGGTGCCCTGGTTGCCTTCGTCCAACTCGTGCCAGCCCGCCCGCGGGATGACTGAGTTCGCCGCCGAGCTGTTGTTCCCGAATCCGGCGAGGCATCGGCTGTAGTCGTTCTGCCGGGGGTTCGGAAGGACCACGTCGAGCGCACCACCGACCGCGACAGTGTTGAACGCGACCTCGGACTGCGCGATGGCGTTGGCGCCGTTGGCGCCGGGCTTCACCTTGCTGCACGCGATGATCTGCCAGCGCGCCCCGGTATGCACCACGGCGTTGAGGTCGATGGTGACGGTGCCCGGGTCCAGCGGGATCGCGGTCATCGCCCGATAGGCGAACAATTTCAAGTTATTGCCGGACGACTTGTAGAACACGCTGTTGACCAGCTCGAACGTCAGCCCGGTACTGGAGGTGACGGTGTTGACCGCGGGTTCCGACCCGGTGATCGACAGGTCGATGAAGATGACGATGAGGCTGTTCACCGGTGGAAGGAACGAGGCCGTGGTGTAGCTGGACTGGTCGGCGTTGCTGCCGCCGTCGACCAGGCGGGTGCAGAAGACCCCGTGGCCGGCGTCGGCCAGCGGCCACGGGTTGGGGAGGTAGATCCGCCCGTCCGGGGAGACCCTGCCTGGGAGCACGTCAAGGGGCACCCGGCGTCTCCTAGTTCATCAGCAGCGCGGTGAGCTGGTATACCCGGATGTTGTTGGACACCGAGGAGGTACCCCAGGTCGCCACGATGCCGACGCCGCGCATGATGGTCGTGTCGATCGTCGTCACCGTCCGCAGCGCCAGCGTGGTCGGGATCGGCTCGCTGGTGTTGACGGTCAGCGAGGTCGAGAAGTCCACCTGGCCCTCGCCGACGATGGTGGCAGCGGTGCCGGTGGAGGTGATGATGCCTCGATACTCCAGCCGCCACGAGAACGACGCCGCGGCAGATGGCGTGGTGATCGCTCTCGTCTCAGCGAGCACGACAGGGGTACCGAGCGACCCGGTGGCACCGGGGATGCCGAGCGCGCAACCGATCACCAGGGTGGGCGTACCGGTCGTGCCGTACTCGCCCTCAGCCTCGATCTTGAGCCGCGCCCCCGGGCGCAGCACGTTTGCCGGGATGATCGGGGTCGGGAGCGGGTCGACGAACTGCCGCGCGGTGAAGGTGTTGAAGTTGGCGCCGATCGCGGTCGCGAACGGGCCGATAGGGGTTGCGTAGTAGGCGTCCATCAGCGGCCGTCCCTCGGATACTCATACCCGTCATAGGGGCAGTACAGCTCCCCGGCCGGGCCGGCGCGGAGTGGCTCGCCGTCGTTGGGGCACGCCTGCGGCGGCGCCGCCAGCTCCGCCCGGGCGGTCTCCACCTGCTCGCGGCGGATGGTCAGCAGGTGCTCCCAGCCCATCAGTCCTCCAGCTCGGCCCGGGCCAGCCGGTCGCGCAGCTCATCCTTGGTGCCCGAGGTCGGCAGGTCGAGCGCGCGGAGCCACTCCCGCAGCTCGGCGACGGTCAGCTCATCGAGGCTGCCGGCCGGCTGGGACCCGGCCGCGGGCTCCGGTGCGGCCTGGGCCTGGGTGGCCACCGAGGCGGGCGCGGGGGGTTCGCCCACCTCGGCGGCGTTGCTCGGGCCGCCATGCACGGTGGTCTTCGGCACGCCGTCCTCCTTCTCGATGTCGGTCGAGGTGCACTGCGGGCAGTACGGCAGTCCCACCGCGAACCGGGTGGTGCACCGCCTGCACGTCCAGAGCATGACGACTCCTCGACCCAGGGCGACCGGCGGGTCAGGCGTTGAGCTGAGCGAGATTTTCAGGGGCCCGCTGGACGTTGAGGTTGAACAGGACCGCCAGCACGCAACCCGGCCGGGTCCCGCCGACGCCCGGGTCGGGGATGTCCAGCGACACCCACTCGAAGCCATCGGCGAGCTGGCTGGCCAGGACCTCGACCACGATCAGCACCTGCAGGGCCGCGTAGGTAGCCCCGGTGAGCGAGACCTCGCTGGCGGCGGCCTGGGTGACCTTGGCCCAGGTCTCGTCGCCGTCGAGGGTGGCCTCGGTCTTCTCGTACCGGGTCGTCACGACGTCCAGGTCCTGGATGGTGCCGCCGGTGGCGGCGTTGGCCTGCTGCACGTCCGGGACGAAGGTGTCGGTCCCGGCGGAGGCCGCGGCCATGTAGACCACGAACGCGACGCCGTCGTAATTCTTCAGGTGGATGCGGTGGCCGGTGTTGGCGCCGGCGGCGAGGTCGGCGACCGGGACGATCACCGACCCGATGTCGAACGCCCGTCCGAGTCCTCGGATTCCCATGGTTCCGCCACCTCCCCTATGCGCTCACGGCGGCCAGGTTGCTGGGCCTGCGTTGCCGGTCCAGGTCGTGCAGGATCGCCTTGACCAGGCCGGCGGCCGAGGCCGTGCACTTGAGGAAGGCGTGACCGTCCGGCAGCGAGTCGGCGTTGACGTGGATGAGGACCGTCCCGGAGGCGATCGTGACGGCGTTGGATGCGGCCTGGGTCGCCTCCACCCACGCGGCGGTGCCGTTGGTGGCCGAGCAGGTGTACTTGCGGGTGATGATGTTGCCGGGCGTGACGTAGGTCCCACCGAACGCATCCGAGGAGGTCAGGGTGAAGGTGTCGGCCCCGGTGCAGACGAACGTGACCGCGCCATACTCCTTCAGGTTGACCGCCACTCCCGCTGCGATGGGAACGACGTTGAAGAGCCTTCCGAGTGCTTCCATGCGACTTCGTTCCTCTCCGGCCGGGGTGTGAATGCCGACCTGGTTCGGCCTACTCCGCCTGCTGGCGGTGCGGCCTAGAGTTCGATTGCCCCCACGGCCTTTGCCAACTTGGCGAGTGCCGCTTCTGCGTCAGCCTGGGTGGAACATTGGACGATGATGTTGGAGGTGGTCGCGTTGATCACACGCCAATCGCTGCCCGATCCGTAGACGGACACGTCCGAGAGGCCGGAGATTGGCCGATAGTGACCATCGACATACTTGATCAGCGTCGTCATCCGGTGCTCAGTTCAGCGAGACGGTGACGAACGGGGACAGGGTCGCGGTGCTGTTCTTCGGGGTGATCGCGCTGTTGAGCCAGGGCCGCCCGTCGACCCGCTCGATGATGCGGTAGGCGGTCTGGTCGTTCTGGAACTTG